GATTTTAGAAAAATTGCATTGTTAAGAGATCCTACAAAATCTGCTTCTGCTGTAACTTCTAATACTATTAGATTAACAAAGGCAATTAAAATTGCTGATTCTCCAACACCAGGAACTTTTACACCTGACGAAGAAATTAATCAGGCAAGTACAGGTGCAACTGGTAAAGTTGTAGAGTGGGATGCAACAAACAAAATTTTATATTACATTCAAACAAGACACAACAATGCTGGCGTGGACGCAAATGGTAACTTAACAGCGTTCTCAGGTGCTAATGTTATTACAGGTCAAGGTGGTAGTTCTCCTACAGGAACACCAGATACTTCATCAACAGGAACAGTTTCTAATGTTTCGTTTACTTCAGGATATTCAGTTCCTGAAATAGACCACGATACTGGCGATGTACTTTATATTGAAAATAGAACACCGATACAAAGGGCACCAGATCAAACGGAAAACATTAAACTGGTCATAGAATTTTAGGGGTAATTAAATGTCAAGTCCAACAGACTTTAACCTCTCGCCTTACTATGATGATTTTGCAGAAAGTAAATCATTTCATAGAATACTTTTTAGACCAGCATTTGCTGTTCAGGCAAGAGAGTTAACACAATCACAAACAATCTTACAAAATCAAGTTGAAAAACTAGGTGACCATTTCTTTGAAAAAGGCGCTATGGTTATTCCTGGTGAGATTGGTTATGATTTAAGTTATTACGCTGTAAAACTTTCAAGTATAGATAGTACAAACACTTTAGCACAATTTACAAACGGTACTGTATTAACAGGATCAACTTCAGGCGTAACAGCAACAATTGTAAATCAAAGTGCAACAGACGGAACAGATCCAGATACTTTATTTGTAAAATATAGTAAATCAGGTGGAACAAATAAAAATGAATTTGCATTTTCTAACGGAGAAATAATTACAGGAACAAATAGTGATTCAACTAATGTAATTGCAACAGTTAACACAACTGCTACAGGTGCTGCTGCTCAAGTACAGGCAGGATCATATTACATTAATGGATTTATGGTTAATGTTGCTGAACAAACAATTATACTTGACAAATATACTAATACACCTAGTTATAGAGTAGGATTACTAGTTACAGAATCTTTTGTAACTCCTACACAAGATAATACTTTAAATGATAATGCTCAAGGTGTTTCAAACACAAACGCTCCAGGTGCTCACAGATTTAAAATAGATTTAACTTTATCTAAAAAAGCTATTGGTGCAACAGATGACGCAAACTTTGTAGAGTTATTAAGATTAGATGCTGGTATATTACAAAATCAAGTTAGAACAACTGAATACGCTGTATTAGAAGATACTTTTGCTCGTAGAACATTTGACGAGTCAGGTGATTATTCTATAAGAGATTTTGATTTAGATTTAAGAGAACATTTAATATCAGCAAACAATAGAGGAATTTATACTGCCGTTAATGGTGGATTAGAAAGTAAAATTGCTGCTGGTCTAGCACCAGGTAAGGCATATGTACGAGGTTATGAAATAGAAACTATCGGTACTAGATATGTTGATGTAGATAAGGCAAGAGATTTTGAAACACAAAATGCTTTTCCTACAAGATTTGATTTTGGTAACTTTGTTAATGTAACTAATGTTTATGGTTCTCCAGATGTAGGTTTTATAACAGGTGAAACTAAAGCACATAGAAATATGTTTTTATATAAAGAACCAACTAGTGTTCGTGGTACAGGTAATGCAGGATCAGGCGCAAGTATCTATCAAATTGGTCGTGCTAAAACAAAAGGTTTTGAATATAAATCTGGTACTGCTGCTAGTAATATCTTTCCTAATTCAAGTTCAATATTTAAACATTATCTTTTTGATATTACTATGTTCACATATTTGAACACAACAAGTGGTACTGCTTTTACAGTAGGAGAAAAATTAACAGGAAATACTTCAGGTGCAACTGCTACTTTTGAAGATATATCAACTGTATCAACAAGTGCTGTTTCATCTATTTCAATTGCAAGTCCAGGTGTTGCAAGTGCAACTGCTCACGGATTTAGAGAAGGACAACAAATAAAATTTGGCGCTATAGCAGCACAAGATCAGACAGTTGTAATAACAACAGATGATGTATTTACAGTTAGAAATCCTAATGCTGACGATTTTGAATTATACAGAGCAGATGGTATAACTCCTACAAATATTAATCAATACACATCTTCAGGTAATGCTTTACACGGAGTTGTTGTAGTTTCAAGTGTCAATGGAGAATTTAGTCCAGGAGAAGTTATTAGAGGTACTGTTTCAGGTTTAGACGCAACTATACAATCAGACGCAGTAGGTTTTAAAGGTGTAAGAAGTTATGACTTTTCTGCTGTTAAACAAATATATCAAGCAGGATCAGCTACATATACTGCTGATACATCTTTAGATACTAATGGAGAAAATTCTACTATATCAGGATTTTTAGATATTGCAAATTCAAGTGATTCTGTAACAGGTGTTAATTCTAAATTTACAACAGAATTAAAAATAGGTGATTCAATTTCATTTACAAATGATAGTGGTACTACTGAAACAAAAACAGTAGAGGCAATTATTTCAGACAACAGTTTAACTTTAAATTCTAATGTTGCTGCTCAATCTACTAAAACAGTTGCAACAAGACGAAGAGCAAAATTACAAGAAGCAAATAAAAATATTTCTATATTTAAATTACCATACGACAATATTAAAACATTAAAAACTGCTAGTAATTCAAATATTACTGATACAAGTTTTGCTGTTAGAAGACAATTTATTGTAACACTATCAGGTGGTTCAGGTCAGATTACTGCAGGAACAAATGAAACATTTCCTTCAAGTGCTAATGATTTAGATTATGTAATTTCAATACAAGATGTTGCTAGTGCAACTTTAGGTGCTACAGGAGATGTATTAACTACAATAGGAAATAACCACGAGGGTAATCCTATATTTACTCAACCATCAGGTTCAGGTACAAGTGTATTTGATTTTGGTGCTAACTATGCAAATGCAAAAATTAAAATTATTGCAACAGTAAACAGATCAACAGCAGGTTCTAAATCAAAAACTTTAGTTTCAGGTTCTACAAAAGATGTAACTTCTTTAGCAGATTGTATAAAACAAGGTGGTATAAATTTAGGTCAGGCAGATGTTTATAATTTAACAAGTGTTAAAATGGCAACTGCTTTTGGTGCATATAGTACCTCAGGAGAAATTGATATTACAGATAGATACGATTTAGACAACGGTCAAAGAGATAACTATTACGACTTAGGTAGAATTAAATTAAAATCAGGTGAGTTAGAACCAACAGGTTCTTTAAGAATTATGTTTGATTACTTTACTCACGGTTCTGGAGATTACTTTGATGTAGATTCTTATACAGGAGTTGTTGAGTATGCAGGTATACCAAGTTATAATTCAGATACAACAGGTCAGTTTTTAGAATTAAGAGATTGTTTAGATTTTAGACCTAGAGTTGCAGATAACTCAACTATCAATTCAGGTGGTTTTGATAGAGATTTTGATCCAACTGATAATGCCTCAACAGTAGATATTATTAAATTTGGAACAGATATAACTGCTGATTTTGAATATTATTTACCTAGAATAGATAAAATATTTTTAGACAAAGAAGGTGCATTTAAAGTATTAAAAGGTGCAAGTTCATTAGACCCACAAGTTCCTAAATCTTTAGATGGCGCAATGCACCTATACACTTTAGATATTCCTGCTTATACTTTATCAACAGATGATATAAAAATTAATATTGTTGATAATAGAAGATATACAATGAGAGATATTGGTAAACTAGAAAGTAGAATTGAAAATGTAGAATACTATACTCAATTGTCTTTACTAGAAACAGCAGCACAAAATTTACAAATACAAGATAGTGAAGGTTTTGATAGATTTAAAAACGGATTTATTGTGGATAACTTTACAGGTCACAATGTAGGTGATCCTAAAAATAGAGATTACAAAGCTGCTATGGATATGGCAAAAGGTGAATTAAGACCAACCTTTAGTGAGGACGCTGTTAAGTTAATTGAGGCAGACGAAGACGGTACTGCTATATTGGCTGCAGATAGAACATCAGCAAACTATCAAAAAACTGGAGATTGTTTAACATTACCATATACAGAAACAACTTTAATAGACCAACCTTTTGCAAGTAAAACTGTAAACGTAAACCCTTTTGATGTATTCAATTGGTCAGGTAGTGTTGCATTAACTCCTCCATCAGACGAATGGAAAGAAACTAACAGAGCACCACAATTAGTTATTAATAATACAGGTGCGTTTGATAGTATGGTTTCAGGTTTATCACCTGAACAACAAAATCAAGGTATAGAAATAGGATCAGTATGGAATGAATGGCAAGATATGTGGTCAGGTTCTCCTGCAGATGTTTCAAGTAGAGATGTAGGTGGTCAAAGACGAAGTGGTAGACGAGTATTTACAAATACAAGATAGTGAAGGTTTTGATAGATTTAAAAACGGATTTATCGTAGATAATTTTACAGGTCACAATGTAGGT